TGACCCGCGAGAAGTTCGAGACCGGGGTTTCGCTCGCTGCGATCGGCTACGGCTACACGCTGGAGGAACTCGGCACCGCCCAGCTTCTTCAGATGAACCTGACGGCCGACAAGGCGACGCTCGCTCGCCGAATTGCGGAGGAAAAGATCGACGCGGTTGCCTTCGCGGGCGATGCGACGAAGGGCTTCACCGGCCTGGTCAACGCATCGACGCCGACTGCGACGACCGCGCCGGCCGACGGAGCCGCCTCGGCAACGACGTTCGCCAGCAAGACGCCCGACCAGGTTCTGCGCGACATCAACGGGCAGATCACCGGCACTTTCACCGGCACGCTCGGCGCAGAGATGGTCGATACCATCCTGCTCCCGTATTCGGTGCTGCTGGACCTCTCGACCCGCCGGATCGACGCGGTGAACCAGACCACCATTCTGGAATGGGTCGAGCGGAACAACATCTACACCCGGCTCACCGGGCAGCCCCTGATGATCCGGGGCCTGTTCGGCTACCTCGACACGGCTGGCGCATCCTCGACCAAGCGCATGGTCGCCTACCGCCGGTCGCCGGAGGTGCTGAAGATGCACATCCCGATGCCGTTCCGCTTCATGCCGGCCTTCCAGACCGGGCCGATGAAGTTCGACGTGCCCGGCTTTTTCCGCCTCGGCGGCGTCGATATCCGCCGGCCCAAGGCCGTCCGCTACCTCGACGGCATCTAAGGAGCTATCATGCATATCACCAACACGCAGAAGGGGCCGCGCGGCGTCAACACCGTCGCCGGCCCGGTGCTCATCGATCCCGGCCAGACCGTCGATGTGAAGGTTTACGCCCGCGAAAAGGAGCATATCGAGGCCACGGGCTGGTTCGAGACCAAGGGCTCGTATGAGGCCAACCCGGAGACCGGCGCTTCGTCTGCCGCAGCCGACGCCAAACGCATCGCCGATCTGGAGGCTGAGGTCGCCGCGCTGAAAGCCGGTAAGTCCCCATGGTCCGCGCTGGAAGCCAAGCACGTTGGCGGCGGCGCTTACTTCATCATGGACGGCGACACCCGCGTCGGCGACGCCATGAAGAAGGACGACGCCGAAGCCTTCAATGCCCTGCCGGACGACGACAAGGCTGCATACCTGGCGAAGGACTGATCCCATGGCACGCGCCCCGCTTTACACCGTCCAGAACCTGGCGAAGGAGCCTCGCCTGGCGGCCTTCGCAGGTCGCTCCGTGCCGATCGACATCGGCCGCGATAAGGCCCTGCCGCTGACGGAGGACGAGGCCCAGGCGCTCGCCGCCGATGGCTTCAAGGTGTCCGACCCCAGCGGCAAGGCGATCACGGCAAAACGTGAGGCCGTCAAAGCCAAGGACTGACCGATGCCCTACACTCTGCCAACCGCTGCGCAGTTCAAGGCGAAGTTCCCGACCTTCGCGGCGGTTGGCGATCCGACGATTGATCTCGCGATCACCGAGGCGTCCGCGTCGGTCGATATCTCATGGGTCGAGGCCGACTATCAGCCAGCGGTCCTTTATCTCGCCGCGCACATCATGACGATCGACGGCGTGGTGATCGCGGGCTCTGATCTCGGCAGCGCGGGTGGCGTCATCAATGCCGGCCTCGTCGAAGAGATGAAGGTCGGCGACGTCATGGTGAAGCTGGGCGGCGCGGCGAAGGCGGGGTCCGGCTCAGGCTCTGGCTCGATGAGCGGCCTTCGTTCGACCGGCTACGGGCTGCGCTACCTCGAATTGCTGCGCCGCAATCGCTCGCCTGTCTACATCGTCTGAGTCATGGCCACGATCCGCGTTCGCACGACACTCCGCCAGCGCGGTGACCTGCGCGGCCATGTCCAGAAGATCGAGAAAGCCCTCGCGGGGCCGACGGCGGTCAAGGTCGGGCTCCCGGCGGGCAAAGCCCCGGCTGACATCGTGCAGATCGCGGTCTGGAACCATTTTGGGACGTCTCGCGGCATCCCGCCCCGGCCGTTCATCACCGTCGCCATGTTTAAGAACCGGGGCGCGATCCGCGCAAACCTTCGCAAGATTGCCGAGGGCGTTGTGGTCAAAGCGAAGCCGCTGACGCCAGAGCTACAGAAGCTCGGCGCTTACGGCGCGGGACTGATCCAAGACCAGATCGCATCCAGCATGCCGCCCGCCAATGCGCCATCGACGATCGCGCAAAAGGGCTCGTCCGGCACGCTGATCGACACCGGCCGCATGCGGCAGAGCATCACCTGGGAACTCGACGGCGCATCCGGCGTCAGCATCGGCTTCAAAGGCAGCAAATGACCCTCTTCGGCGGCATAGCGGGCCTGGCGGTAGACGCCATGGCCCGGCCAGCCACTCGGCTGCGGCAGATCCCTGGCGTCTATGTCAACGGCCAGTGGGACGACGGCGCGACCACCTCGCTCGCGATCCGCGCCGTCGTGCAGGACCCGAAGGAGGCCGACATCCGCCAGTTGCCGGAAGGCGAGCGGACGGAAGCCCACGCCACCATCTGGACGCGCGCCGAACTGCGCACGGTCGACGAGACAAACGGCACCGAGGCCGACCGCGTCATCACCGAGGCTGGCGACACCTACAAGATCACCCGCGTTTCCGAGCGCACCGAGGCGGGCTTCACCCGCGCCATAGCGAGGCTGGAATATGCACGAGGACGCGGCCTATGACCTGCTGCGCGCCTATCTGGTGAAGCTCGCGGCCGACGCGGTCCTGATCGATCCGGCCCGCGCGCCGCTCGGCAAAGTCATCCGTGATGCCCAAGGCGGGCCGCGTCCACTCGGCACCTATGCAATGGTCGAGTTCATCACCGACCGCGACGTCGAGGAATTCAACGACGAGAGCTATGCCGACATCACGATTGGCTCCGGCCTTTCGGCGGTTGAGCGCGTCGCCATGTGCAAGTCGCGCGGCGTCGAGTGGCTCTTCCGCGTCAACCTTTACGCCCCGCGCCCAATGGACTGGGCCAGGCTCTTCGCAGCCGGGCTTCGTTCCGCCGAGGCATCCGTCTGGATGGCCCCGATTGTCGTCCGCGATGTCCGTGACATCAAGCGCTCGCCCGAACTGATCCAGCAGCGATGGGAAGGCCGGGCGATGTTCGAGGTCGTTCTCGGCGCGGTCGCAACCGACACCCTGCTCGTCGACGTGATCGAGACGGGCGAGATCATCACCGAAGGCGATGGCGGCTCGACCGTCACGGCCGGCTTCACCTACCAGCAAACCTGAGGAGCCTCGAATGGCCCGCCTTCCATACAGTCGCGTCGTTGACGTAAGCCTCACGCGCCAGGACCGCTTCGCCACGGCGACTGGCTTCTCGGTTGCGCTGATCGTTCAGCCGATCGAGATCACCGGCACGCTGGATGCGGACAACCGCACGAAGCTGTATTCCGACATGACCGACGTGGCGGTCGATTTCGACAGCGTCGATGCCGCCTACAAGGCCGCGTCTGCGATGTTCGCGCAGAACCCGCGCCCGCGTCAGATCAAGATCGGCTTCCGCGATGTGGCCGAGCCGGTCACTGACGAACTCGACGCGATCTATGCGGCCGATCCCGACTTCTATTGGATCGGGCTCACGGCGGAAATCAGAGACACCATCAACCAGCAGCTCGCCGCCGACTGGGCCGAAAGCAAGTCGGTCCTGATGGGGCTCGATAGCAACGACGTCTCCACCGAAACGGCCGGCGCTGTCGCCGACAAAACATCGACCGTCACCATCTCCATCGCATCGCCCGGCGTTGTTTCGTGGGCAGCCCATACCCTCGCCAACGGCGATCCTGTCCGGTTCACGACCACAGGCACGCTGCCAACCGGCATCGTCGCGGGCACGCTCTACTATGTCGTCAATCAGGCGGCCGGCACGTTTCAGTTCGCAGCGACGTCTGGCGGGACGGCCATCGTCACCACGGGCTCGCAGAGCGGCGTCCACACCGCGACAAACCCACAGTATGGCGGGTCGATCGCGGAATACATCGAGAGCGTCGGCTACGACCGCTCGTTCGTGTTCTATCACACCGACACCGGGCTTTATCCGGCGCTGGCGCTGCTGGCCTATTGCGCGACCCGCGACCTTGACCGGGGCAACCTGCTCGCGGCGCAGCGCGGCGACATCAATCCGGGCAACGCCTACACGGCGAAGTTCAAGCGCCTCGTCGGCATCACGGTTCTGAACAAAGGATCGGCCGTCGTCCAGGCCATCACCGGCTTCGTGCCGGGGCTCGGCATCGATGCGGCGCAGGGCCACCGCGCCAACACCTATGTCGATATCGGCGGCCTGCCCATGGTCGTCGAGGGCTCAGTCGGCTCGGGCGCCTTCATCGACGAAATCCACGCCTCCGACTGGATCGTTGCCCGCATGCGGGAGGCGCTGCTTTCCACGCTGGCGAACAACGCCCGCGTACCGTTCACAAATCCCGGCGTCGGCATCCTTTGCAATACCGTGCGGGGCGTGATGAACCGCGCCGTCGCGGCCG